GTGAAGAGCTCGAGGGGCGCAGCGCGTCAGGGCTACACGTTCCCGAAGTCTCTGATCGACGACAGGAAGGTCAAGCCGGGATGCTACAAGATCTACAAGTACAAGGACGGCTTCGCGTTCAAACCCTACGAACCGATCAAGGAGGACTGACATGGCTGATAAAAAAATTGGACCGGCTCCTGCTGGCACAGAAGACACGGTCCGGACACATGAACACTACTTCACAATATATCAGATTTCGAAAAAGAAGGCAACAGGGAGGAGGAAAACGTGAGTATTGACTGGGAAGCCATCTATGAAAAGCACAAGGATGACGAGCCGTTTGACGACACTCTGAAGTGTGACGAATGCGGTGAAACGATCCAGCCGTTTGATGGCTATTACGATATCGAGGGTCAGATCTATTGTGAAGACTGCATGATGAATTACCACAAAATCAACAGATAAGGAGCAAAGCATGAACATTACTAAAGGAAGGCAAGGCGGTGCCGTTAAAACCGTCATATATGGCCCTGAGGGCATCGGAAAGAGCACGTTCGCATCCAAGTTCCCTAACGCTATATTTTGCGATACAGAGGATTCTACGAGGCATTTGGATGTTGCCAGGATGCCGCAGCCGGTCGGCTGGGAGGATATCCTGAACGACGTGAAGTACTTCATTGACCATCCGGATGAGATCGGTACGTTCGTTCTGGACACGGCGGACTGGGCCGAGAAGATGGCCGCTACTTATGTCTGCCACTCTGACGGCCGGAACATGAAATCCATCGAAGAGTTCGGATACGGAAAAGGTTATGTATATGTCCGGGAACAGTTCGCGATCCTGCTGGACTTGCTGTCCAAGCTGAACCGGAAAGGCGTTAATATCGTCATCACGGCGCACGCGATCCTCAAGAAGTTCGAACAGCCGGACGAGATGGGCGCGTACGACCGCTGGTCGCTGAAGCTGAACGAGCGCAACGTGGCGCCGCTCGTCAAGGAATGGGCTGATATGGTGCTCTTCGTGAATTACAAAACAGACGTCGTGACGGTCAAGGAAGGGTCGCAGAAGTCCACCAAAGCCAAAGGCGGCAAGCGCGTCATGTACACGACGCATCATCCGTGCTGGGACGCAAAGAACCGCTTCGGACTCGACGACGTGCTTCCGTTCGAATACGACGCGATCAAACACATTATCCCGGAAGACAAGCAGGTCGTGCCGGAGCCAAGTACGTTCCAGGCCGAGAAACAGACCGTCATGGTTGAAAGCGGCGGCGTTATCAAGCAGAAGGAAGTAAACGTGTTCAACGTCCAGAAGAATGAAACACCGAAACTTCCGAGGCCGAGCGCAATGACCAGCGAGGACAAGGACAAGGACAAGCTGCTGGAGACCATCTGGACGAACATGATGACCGGAGGCGTAACGCTTGAAAGCGTTCAGGCTGTTATTGCCGAGAAAGGTTACTACGATATTTCAGTCGAGCCGAGGAACTACAGCACGGAGTTCCTGTCAGACGTCATGATCGCGGCCTGGCATCAGGTACTTAACTACGCACTTACAAAACAGAACAATCTGCCATTTTGAGCAAAGAAAGGATTAAGACAATGGAAAACAATGAAGGCATCAAAGTATTCGACTGGGACGACGAACTGAATGACGACGGCGAAGGCAACATAGAAACGGTCGTACTTCCGGACGGGACATATCCATTTGAAGTGGTAAAGGTAGAGCGGCAATGGTACGGCGGATCCGAAAGGCTGCCGGAGTGCAATATGGCAGTGCTGTATCTGCGCGTGGACGGCGGGAAGCTCGGCACAGGATTGGCTGTTGAAAATATCCATCTCTGCTCCAAAACGGAGTGGAAGGCAGCGGCGTTCCTGCGCTCGATCGGGCTCAAGAAGCACGGTGAGCCGGTCAAGTGGTCGCTGATCCCTGGCGCGGTCGGTCAGAAGGGCAGAGCGAAAATCCTCGTGAACACATACAAGAAGGACGGCGTAGACCGTCAAAACAACAAGGTCGACAAGTTCTTTGACAAGGAGGAGCAGGAAGCTCAGAAGACCTTCACGAAGGGAGTCTTTTGATGAGCTGCGATTATCTGGAGGCATATAAGTACTGCCCAAGATGCGGAAGTCAGAACGTCTACTGTGATCAGAACGGTTCGAAAGTAGCATACGCATGCCGCGACTGTGGCTTCACTGTATTCATCAACAGGCCGAAGAACGTTGACAATTACAAGCGCAACAGGCTTGAAAGATGGGCTCAGGAGGTCAAGAGACGCGACGGATACAAATGTGTGATATGCGGAAGCATGGACAACTTGGATGCTCATCACATTATTCCGAAAAAAGATCATCCGGAATTTGAGTTTCAAGTCGAAAATGGCATAACACTGTGCAGAGAGCATCACGCAATGGTGCATCCGTACATGACCAACTATATGAAGAAGGTATACGCAAGTGATGACCATTGAAGAAGTAAAGGATCTACTGGCATGGATCCCGGCTTCCGGATGCGGATATCAGGACTGGGTAAACGTAGGCATGGCCCTCAAAGAAGAGGGCCTGCCGTGCTCGGTCTGGGACGAGTGGTCAAGAAACGACGCGCGTTACCACTTCGGCGAATGTGATCGCAAGTGGGACACGTTCGGACGAGGATCCACAAAGGTGACGATGGGAACCATCTACCACATGGCACAGGAGCGCGGTTATAAACCGGCTCAGAGCGTCGTGTACGGATGGGACGATTGGATCACCGACGACGGAGACGGCCGTGAAGGCTGGCACGGAAAGAACACAGAGATGCAGCTGCCGCACATGGACACAGAAAAATATGACAGGCGGAAGGATATCCGCGATTATCTGACGGAGCTGTTCGAACCGGGTGACAAGATTTGCTACGTGAACCAGGCATATCAGGACGCGGACGGTAAATTCAAGCCAAAAGGCGGCGTGTGTACGAGGACGTGCGAGCAGCTGCTTGCCAGTCTGAACAAGCACGAAGATATAGAGGACACGTTTGGCACCGTAAACGAGGACGCTGGCGTGTGGGTCTGTTTCAACCCGGTCGACGGTAAAGGACGCAAGAACGAAAACGTTACAAGCTACAGATACGCACTCGTTGAGTCTGACGATCAGGACATAGACACCCAGTACGCGCTCATTCAGGATTTAAAGCTGCCGGTCAAAATGCTGGTGCACTCTGGTGGCAAATCACTGCACGCGATCGTGGACATCAGTGCCATGGACGACAGGCAGTACACCCAGCGGGTCAATAAGCTGTATGAAATCTGCACGAAGAACGGGCTCCATGTTGATAAACAAGACAAAAACCCGTCCAGGCTATCGAGGATGCCGGGATTCAAGCGCGGAGATAATTGGCAGTACATCGTAGCTCAAAATATCGGTGCGGCAAACTTCACTGAATGGGAGCAATGGATCGCGAATTTGTCCGAACCGCTGGACACTGTGAACCTGAACGACATCTGGAACGATATGCCACCGCTCAAGCCGGAACTGATCAAAGGGATCCTTCGGCGCGGGCACAAGATGATGCTGTCTTCCGCAAGCAAGGCCGGGAAGACGTTCGCACTGATAGAGCTGGCCGTCGCGATCGCAGAAGGCAAACCGTGGCTCGGTTACCAGTGCGAACAGGGGAAAGTACTGTATCTGAACATGGAGCTGGACGAAGCATCCTTCGACCATAGATTCAAGTCTGTGTACAGTGCATACGGAATCAACGACCGGCACGCGGATAACATTGACATCGCGCACCTGAGAGGCAAGACAGGCCGTCTGGAGGAGCTGGTGCCTCGGATCCTGCAGACCATGAAGGGCAAAGACTATGCTGCCGTCATCCTGGATCCAATCTACAAGCTAGGTATCGGGGACGAGAACGCCGCGGATCAGATCTCAACGTTCTGCAACCAAGTTGACCGAATTGCAAACACAGGAGCGTCCGTTATCTATGTGCACCATCACAGCAAAGGACAGCAGGGAATGAAGTCTTCAATGGACCGTGCTTCCGGATCCGGCGTGTTCGCCAGGGACGCGGACGCTTTACTGGACATGATCCAGCTGGAGATCCCGTACGAACACGCTCAGCGCATCAGTGAACAGTATGGAGTCAACGTAACGGCCTGGAGAATGGAAAGCACGCTTCGCGAGTTTGCGTATTCGGATCCGATGAACCTGTTCTTCAATTTCCCGCGTCACTTCATTGACGCTGATCACTATCTTGACGGCGCGAAGCTGATGGAGACGCAGCGTTCGCTGTCATACGGGCGCGAGAAGGGAACGGCAACGGAGAAGCAGAACAAGGATGAACGGAAGCAGCAGCTGCTTGGAATACTGACCGAGGATCTGTTCAATATCGGAGAATACAGGACCGTTAAAGAATACGCTGATGAGCTCGGCATCTCCGAGAAAACGGTCAAGCGTTACGTTCTGGAAGACAGCAGGTACAGCATTCTGTACGGAGGCAAAATTGTTGCGAAGTGAACTTGGACAAATGGACAACCCAGTATATATAGACAAATGTCTATTTGTCCAATATAGGGACTGTCTCCTGAAAATGGAAGGCTTGAACAAGCCGCCTTCCATTTCACAGAATCCAGACAGTCAACGCGCGAA